AGATATGGCTGCTTCCCACTTTGGTTGGATGGCTGTATCAGGTCCACAAACTGTACTTACTTCGGGTACTCTTGTCGTAGGCAACCATGCTGTACCTCTGGGTGCTGCAGGTGCTGTAGGCCCAGCCGCAGGGGATGTTATTCAAGTGGTTGGCACAGTTATGATTGTCAACGTAACTACTGATTACTCCTTGATCAATCTATACGGTATTGTCTAATGGCGAACTCATTAGGTACGTTTCAGCCTAATACATTACAGTGGAGTGTGCAGACAAAAGTATCAGTAGATAATACTGCTGGCAATACTGCACACTTTACTTGTACTGGCTTTAGGCTTGTACATATTCATGCTAATCAAGAGTTCTTAATTAATTTTAGTACAGCAGCAGCAAACTGTGGTGCTAATGATTTACAATTAGAAGCTGGTAGCTATACTCTTGCAATCCCTGATGCTATTGGGGATGCTGTTATAATGAACATTTTAGCAGCAAGCAGTGACGATGTAACAGTAAGAGTGGTTTTATCGTAAGGCGTCATATTTGATTATTCAAATAATTTTAATTGGGGGTAAAGCTGGGCGTCAGTGTTTCCCCCAATATTTTATAGGAAACTAATATGGCAATCCCTGAACGAGTAAAAACTAAGATGAAAGAAGAGGGACTCAAGGGTGTTAATAAACCTAAGAGAACTCCTAATCATAAAACTAAATCACATTGTGTTATGGCTAAAGAAGGAGATACCTATAAATTTATCAGGTTTGGACAGCAGGGCGTTAGTGGGGCAGGTAAAGCTCCCAAGACGGCAAAAGATAAAGCCCGTAAAAAAAGTTACTACGCAAGACATGATGCACAGGGGAAACCCTCAAGCAAACTCTCAGCAAAATACTGGTCCCACAAAGTCAAGTGGTAGAAAAATAGATATAAGGATATAAGTTATGGCAAAAGAATCACTACGTGAGCATCTTAATCGAAAGCTCAAAGAAAAAGGCACTACTCTAAAAGCAGAAAAAGCTAAAGGTAAAAAATATAAAAGTATTGCAGAAGCTAAAAAAGCTAAAAGCCTTTACTATACTGATAAGAATGGCAAGGTCATGGCAGCAGTGTATGCTACAGACTTAAAAGATAAAGGTGGGTTAAAAACTTCTCTTCGTCCTGTGCTTCGCCCTAAACCTGATCCAAAGGATAAACCAAAGGTTAAAGTAAAAACTACACCAAAAGTTATTCCTAATGATGGACCTATTACTGAAAAAACTAAAACAGAAGTTGAAGCAGCAATGGGTGGAGACTATCGTAAGGATGCTCTTAGAACTTCAGGAAAATTTAATAAAAGAGGTTCTGGTTTTAAAGCAGGTGGTATGGCAATGGTAACAGACCCTAAGACAGGAAAGAAAATTCCTGAGTTTGCTGCTGATGGTAAAGGTAAGATGAATAAAGGCGGTATGGCTAAAAAGAAACCTACAGCTAAGATGATGCATGGTGGAATGGCAGCTAAGAAAAAACCAGCAACTAAAAAAATGATGGCAGGTGGTATGGCTAAAAAGAAACCAGCAGCTAAGAAAATGATGGGTGGTGGCTCTACTGGTTATATGTACGGTGGAATGACTAAGAAGAAAAAATAATGCATAACGGGGTTGCAACCTTGTATGTAGTATGATAGTATAAAGTATGGTATAACTCTTCTGTGGTCAAACAGAGGAGATATACCATGTTTAAAAAATTTATTAAAGCTATTCAAGAAAGCCAACAACGAAGAGTATCATATTGGCAATTAAATAATATGTCAGATGCAGTATTAAAAGACATTGGAGTTACACGTGGTGAAATCAAGCAAAAGTTCTACGGCAAAGAAAGCACCTAAAGCAAAGCCAAAAGGATATGCTAAAGGCGGTTCTACTGTAAATGCTGCAGGTAATTATACTCAACCCGGAAAACGTAAACAAATTTTTAATCGTATAAAAGCTGCTGGTAAAGGTGGCTCACCGGGTCAATGGTCAGCACGTAAAGCACAGATGGTTGCTAAAGCTTATAAGGCTGCAGGTGGTGGGTATAAGTCGTAATGGCTAAAGACCCTAAAGTTGGCACAGGCAAAAAACCTAAAGGTAGTGGTAGAAGACTTTATACTGACGAAAATCCTAAAGATACTGTTAGTATAAAGTTTGCTACTGTTAAAGATGCTAAAGAAACTATAGCTAAGGTTAAAAAAATAAATAAACCTTATGCACGTAAGATTCAAATACTAACAGTGTTAGAGCAACGTGCTAAAGTTATGGGCAAGACTGAAGTTGCTAGACTTGCAAAGCAAGCAAAGTCACAATTAAAAAAACAAGAGGATAAAAAATCATGAAGGGTGTAAAGCATTATAAGAAGGATGGTACTGAACATAAAGGTGGTACTCACAAGATGCCTGATGGTTCTTTGCATACTGGTAAAGCACACAGTAAAACAAGTGTAAAGTTATCTCACTATAAAGACCTAAGTAAAGCAGCAAAGGCTAAAGCAGATGGCATTGACAAAAAGTCAAAAAAGTCTTAAGTCTTGGACTAAGCAGAAGTGGACTACTAAGAGTGGTAAGCCCTCAACACAAGGGCCAAAGGCCACAGGTGAAAGGTATCTACCTAAGAAGGCTATTAAGTCTCTTAGTGATTCTGAGTATGCCTCTACAACTAGAGCCAAACGAAAAGGCACTACTGCGGGTAAGCAGTTTGTGGCTCAACCTAAGAAAGTTGCAGCCAAAGTAAAGCCGTATAGGAAAAAAACATGATTAGATACATAAAACGTATATTGTGCGCCTTGCTTAATCGTGAGTGTTTATGTAAGAAGTGTGATTGCGCATGAGAAAACTTACAGAAAAACAACAGATATTTCTTGATGTACTGTTTGAGCAAGCACAAGGTGATCCTGTAAGAGCTAAACGTCTTGCAGGTTATGCTGATACTATGTCCTCTACAACTATTACTGCTGCACTACAGGATGAGATTGTTGAACTTACTAAGAAGTTTATTGCCACTGCTGGTAGTAAAGCTGCATACTCTATGATGCAGGTTATGACTAACCCTACTGATCTGGGCAATAAAGAAAAGATGGCAGCAGCTAAAGACTTTCTTGATCGTGCTGGGTTTGTAAAGACAGACAAAGTAGAAATTAAAGCAGATAACCCAGTGTTTATTCTACCCCCTAAAAACAATGAAAGTTAATAAAACTTGGAAGCTACCTAAACCAGAGCTAGTTAATAGTGAGTATGAATGGCTTTCTGTCGTTAGAGTAGGCAGAGTAGTTCCATTTGGCTATAGACAAGACCCTGAAGATGATGATATACTTCTACCAATCCCAGAAGAACTAGAAACATTAGAAGAAGCAAAGCATTTTCTAAAACAATATAGTTACAGGGATGTAGCAAACTGGTTAAGTGAAAAGTCAGGTAGGTACATCTCTCATGTGGGTCTTATGAAAAGAGTTAAACTTGAACGACACCGTAAAGCAGAAGCTTCAACGCAACGCTATTACGCTGAACGCTACAAAGAAGCGGCGGCAAAAGCGGAAACCCTCGAAAGAAACCGTATCGGAGCCAAAGAGCGTAACAGTACCCGCAGCCCCGAAGCCACCTCCGATAGAGGTTGAGAAAGCTCAAGAAATTATCTTTGAGCCTAACCCCGGTCCACAGACAGATTTTCTTTCAGCATCAGAACAGGAGGTATTATATGGAGGAGCGGCTGGTGGTGGTAAGTCTTTTGCTATGCTTGCCGACCCTGTTAGGTATTTTAATAATCCTCTATCTTCTATGCTACTTGTACGAAGAAGCACGGAAGAACTCAGAGAACTTATTTCAGTCTCAAAACAACTCTACCCCAGAGCAATCCCCGGTATCAAGTTTATGGAACGGGACAAAACATGGGTAGCCCCAAGCGGTGCTACTCTTTGGCTAAGTTACCTAGATAGGGATGATGATGTACAAAGATACCAAGGGCAAGCTTTTAATTGGATTGGTTTTGATGAACTTACACAATGGCCTAGCCCTTATCCTTGGAACTATATGAGGTCTCGTCTTCGGACAACTAAAAATAGTAACCTAAATTTATATCAAAGAGGTACAACTAACCCCGGTGGAGCTGGTCATCAATGGGTTAAGAAAACTTTTGTAGACCCAGCACCTCATAATACCAGCTTTGATGCTACTGATCCTGAGACAGGAGAACGCATTGCTTGGCCTAAAGGTCACTCTAAAGAAGGTCAACCACTATTTAAACGTAGATTTATTCCTGCTACTTTGTTTGATAACCCTTACCTAGCTGATGATGGACTGTATGAAGCTAACCTACTCTCACTACCTGAGCATCAACGTAAGCAACTGCTTGAAGGTAACTGGGATGTAAATGAAGGTGCTGCTTTCCCTGAGTGGAACAGAAACATACACGTAATAGAACCGTTTGACATACCGGGAAGTTGGGCAAAGTTTAGAGCCTGTGACTACGGATACGGTTCTTACTCAGGGGTTGTTTGGTTTGCTGTATCTCCTGATGAACAACTTATAGTTTACCGTGAGATGTATGTATCAAAGGTCATAGCTACTGACCTAGCTGATATGATACTAGAAGCAGAAGAAGGTGAGAAGATACGTTACGGAGTACTTGACTCATCCCTCTGGCATAAACGTGGAGACACTGGCCCCAGCCTAGCTGAACAAATGATTATGCGTGGATGCCGTTGGAGACCTGCAGACAGATCAAAAGGTTCAAGAGTTTCAGGTAAGAACGAGTTGCACAGACGATTACAGGTAGATGAGTTTACAGAAGAACCACGGATAGTTTTCTTTAATACTTGTGGCAATAGTATAATACAACTACCAGCCCTACCTTTGGATAAGAACAACCCAGAAGATGTAAACACACACTCAGAAGACCACCTATACGATGCTATTAGATATGGCATTATGACAAGACCAAGAAGCAGTTTGTTTGACTTTGATCCTGCATCACAGAACTCAGGCTTTCAAGCAAGTGACCCAACCTTCGGTTATTAAGGATACACTATGGACGAATTAGAAGAAAGCATGGCAATGGACATGGAAGAGGCAAGCTCTCTTGATGACATGAAAGAAGATACGTACAGTGATCCCCTTGCAGGAAGTATTGTTGGCCTAGTACAGAAGCACTACAAGAAAGCTTCTGATGCCAGAGAAACAGAAGAGACTCGTTGGATACAAGCTTACCGTAACTACCGTGGTCTCTATGGTCCTGATGTACAGTTTACTTCTACAGAAAAATCACAAGTCTTTGTTAAGGTTACTAAAACTAAAGTCCTTGCAGCATACGGTCAGATTATTGAGGTACTCTTTGGCAACAATAAGTTTCCAATTACAGTTGACCCTACTGTCCTCCCAGAGGGTGTAGCTGAGTCAGTTCACTTTGAATCTAACGATGAGCTTAAAAAAGCTCAAGACCCAAGTGCAGAAGATACTAAGTTACTTCCCGGCGAGACAATGACTGATCTTAAAGAACGGTTAGCTGGACTTAAGAATAACCTAGCCCCTGTTGAAGATCAACTTAAAGAAGGTGTGGGTAGTACACCTACTCAGATTACATTTCATCCCGCAATGGTATCAGCTAAGAAGATGGAAAAGAAAATCCATGATCAGCTTGATGAATCTAACGCAAACAAACAACTACGTGTAGCTGC